TAAATAAACTGTGTTTTGTTTTTTCTTGATCCTGATAAATATCTACACATATTTCGGTGGTTTAAATTATATAAATCGGTCAATTCTTTTATGCAATAATAAAATACACCTGTATTTGTATCTAATACAATTTTTGATTTCTGTGACTTAGAACCTTTTTGTGCATCAGACATTTTTTTTCTTGCCTCTAATGTTGCTTTTTTGCCAAAATTTGGATTTTCTGCACCTTTCTTGTACATATGTTTTCGCAATAATTTAACTCTTTCAATTGTTTCCTGCGAATATTTATATCCTTTTGTGCTGATTGCATTTGGATTCAAATTACAACATCCCTTTTGCCCAAAAAAACTATCTATGTAAAATTGCTCTCTTTCGTTTAATTTATCATATGTGCATTCCTCTATTATTTCAAATAATGGCATACCATATTTATTATAAACATTTTGAACTTTTGCATTTTTATGGCAATTTCGGATCAATCCTTCTTTGTGCCTTGCAAATCTATGATTAATGTCAATTGATTGACCAATATAAAAATAACCCGAATCAGGCCAATTTAATTTATATATGCCAATTGTCTTCATTATCTTAAATTTCTACTGTTTCTATTTCAATTTCTTTGAAATCAACACCATTTACCCATTCTTTCAACCACACAAATTCTTCTAATCCATCAGGATTAATGATTTCAATCACCTCAAATTCAACCTCAGTCAAATTCAATTTCTTAGATTCTGCGTTTAATTTCTTCAAATTTTCTTTTGTATAAAAATAGCCTCCATTTTCTTTCAATAATAGATTTCCATCTTTATCAACTGATGCATTTTCCAAACGCAAATCATCTGCTAATTCATCATATTTTTCCAAATATGGCTTTAATTTCTCGCTGATTTTAGCCAATTTCTTTTGTGCCTTTGTTTTGCCATCTTCTACGAAATGCTTCAAAACTTGTGCCAATACAATGATTTCTGCGTAATTCTTTTTAATTGTTTTTCCCATTTTTTTATGTTGATTGGATTATTAATATGCAAATATACTCATTATGGACAATACGTTGCACCACTCACAATCTGAATTGATCCGTTGTATCCGGATGGAATGTTTGTTTGTGGCCCTTGTGAAATACCGTTGTAATAAAAAAACCTGTTGGTAAATCCGGGTAATATATAACGTTGCCCAACTCCTAATGTTGGGGCAATACGTGTCCACGCACCTGCACCACCATCGCAGGCCGTTAATTGATAATATGTGTATGTAACGGCCACTAATTGGCTTTTGACTACCAATCGATTATTTGGAATGCCTGCCAATGGTGCTGATTGAATTTCAATATATGATTGAATCAATTCCCTTCGCACACAACGTGATGCCGAAACACCTGATGGTGGCATTGGTAGCAATTGCAAAAAATACCCATTATTGCAGGCATTTATTAAGCTATCCCACGAAACGGTTTGATTGGATGCGACTGATGTCCATTGCATATCAATTCAGGTTTAATTGTGCTTTTAATTCTGCCACCTCTTTTTCTAATCGTGCAATTTTTGCCGTGTGTATTTCACGATACGATAAATTTAAAAATCCGTCGGCATTTTTTGTTACCGCATATGGCATAATTAATTCGGCATCTTGTGCAAAATATCCCAATTCAATTTTGCCATTCTTTTCGTACAATTTGCATTGTAAATTTTCAATTCCTGCAACAATTGGATTGCTTTCAATTAAAGTTTTTAGGCGAATATCTGATGATTCAAAAAATGATGTTGCTGTTACTGATGAAACAAATGTTGTTGCACCTGATCCCGCAATTGTCATTTGTGCTGCGTTATTTGTTCCTAATACTAATGCCGCATTTTGTACGTTAATAATTGCAGCAACATTTAACCCGTGATAACCTCCACTAATTGATCCATCACCATATCCCATCAATAATCCCCAAGTATTATTATATGTTAGATTAAATTGATTATATGATCCGCCACTTATATTAAATAATCCGCCATTTGTAGATCCGCCTGTTCCAACTCTTGCTTTTCCTGCAACATCTAATTTTTGACCCGCATCTGTTGTTGTTCCAATTAGAAAATTACCCGTTGATGCAATTCTTGTTACAAGATTCAATGAATTTGTTGATGCACCATTTGCCTTAGTAAAAAAGTCTAAATGACCTCCATAAAATCCTGCATCATTTAATGTTATTTGTCCTTGTGGATATGTTGTACTAACTCCATATGATCCAAAAATTATACTTGGGCCACCACCTGATGTTTGTAATCGTATATCACCATCCTGAACTTGTAATTTTGAAACAGGAGATGTCGTTCCAATTCCTACATTGCCAGAGGCATTTAAAGTAAAGGCTTGAGTATAACTAATAGTATTTCCAGCAGTTCCAGAGGGTGCTATAAAAATAGAAAAAGGATTTATTTCGCTCATTTCTACTCTCGTAGAAACTATACCAGTGTTTTGGTATGCCCAAGTAAGTGTACCAGTTCTGTAAGCATTTGCAACCATACCAGTCTGCCATCCATAAACTTGACCATCTCCATAATATGAACCTGCAAGTCCAGCTTGAATAGCTCTAGCTCCAGTCCAAGAAGGCAAAGTAGAAACTCCAATACCTATTTGCGTCGCCGTAACACTACTCGAAAACGTGGCGGCTCCAGTCGCAGCTAATTTTAAAGCTGTATTAGGCACCCCTGATGTAAAACTTAATCCATTTGCATCATTAGTTATATTCCAAGCATATGACACTCCAAATACACCTAAGAATGTAATAGTTGAGTTTGCAGCAGTTGTACCATTACCAACTGTTAAAGTATTTCTACTAATTGTATTACCTGCAACATCAAGTTTGTAGCCTGCGTCCGTTGTTGTTCCTATACTAACATTTCCATTATTTAATCCATTTAAAACTAATAATCCTGCGGAAGAATTATCAATGTGAAATCTTTCATTTGGAGATATTATTTTTGTATCTGTACTGTGTGCTTGTAATTCAATAAAATCTCGATCACTTGAACTAAACCACGGCCCAATTCTTAATGTTGCTGTGCTTCCATTTACGTGAAAATTAGCTTTTGGATCATTTGTATTAATTCCAACATTTGTTCCATTATCAAAAATTAAACTATTGCCAATTCCACTTGCAGATGTCCATTTTGAAATATAATTTGTTGTTCCTGATCCTGTAACCAATCCGGACAATGTTGAAACCGATCCATCAGCCATCAAAAACTGACTTGCTGTACCGCTTTCTTTCACAAATGAACCGGCTGTGATGCTTTTCCCAACCCCTGTGCTGATGTTGCCATCCGAATTGATCACAAAACGTGTTGCACCGGCTGTTTGATCGTACACACGGAAAAAACCTGCATCAACTCCAATAAAATAGTCCGGATTCTGATCTGTGTCTGTGAAATACAATTTAGGTTCTGCGCCTGAAATTGTCATATTGCCTGTAAATACAGGATTAGCGGCATCAGCTTTCAATGCTAATGCTGCAATGACTGCGTTTGAATTTGGGTATTCTGTGGCCGATGGCAACAGATTTGAAACCATTTTATCTAATCTTTGGTAATTAGTAGAATCAACAGAACCATCTGCCTTTAAAAATTCAACAGATGTTCCGCCTTGTTTGACAAAGGCACTTGCTGTTAAATTACCTGTAAATCTACCTGTCCCTGTTACATCAAGTTTGTACCCTGCATCCGTTGTTGTGCCAATTAGTAATTTACCATTTAGGTAATTATTAGCAGTGCCGTTCATATAAAGATTCCAACGGTTAGTTCCACTAGCTATGTTACCGTAAAATCCATAATTATTTGTAGCACCAGTTAAAGTAGATTCTACTCTGAATCCAAATTGATTAGTAACCGTAGAGCCTGCTCCAATTGTAGATTGATTAGCTAAGTAATGATTTAAAGTACCTAGTGTAAATGATGCTGCAGCAGTTGAACCAGAACTTCTAAAATAGGTAGCTGAACTTGTAACATCTGATTGAATAATACCATTAACATTAACATGATAGGAATCAATACTACCAGTCATTGTTTTGCTAATAAACAAGTTGGTATTAGTAATGTTAAATGCACCGATACCTAAAGAACCTCCTAGATAATTGCCAGCAGTTCCTGCCATATATAGATTATATCTATTAGTTGCGGCAGGTATATTACCAAAAAATCCGTAATTATTAGTTGCCCCAATTAATGAAGAATCAACACTAAATCCATATTGACTTGTTACTGTAGAACCTGCTCCATAAGTTGCTTGAGATGCTCTAAAATGAGTTAAAGCATTTAATGTAAATGCAGCAGCAACAGTAGTAGCATTTGTAGACATTAGATAAGCTGCACCAGTTACATCTGATTGAATTGTTCCATCTGAATGTATTCCAATTGACGTTGTTGCACCTGTAATATTTTTAGTAACTCGTAAATTATATCCTGTTAAAGAACTTGTTCCTATTCCTAAGCTACCACTAGAAATATTTGTATTAGAGCCTAATGTAATTAATGAGCCACTATCTTGGATGTTGCTATTACCTAAAACAGATGCAGCAGTAAATTTTGGCAAATAATTTGTTGTTCCTGAACCAATTATTGGTGTTCCTCCTAACACCGTAGCAATGCTTTTATTTTTCCATAAACCATCAGCAATGTCATAAAATAGGCCATGATTATTTGCAGGATCAGCAATGTAAACATCGTGAATTTCCTTTAATTCAAATCCGTTTTGAACGTTTACAAATATTTCACCATTGTTCGATTGTACACGTGTCACAACCCCGATATAAACCAAATGAGCAGGCGCTACCGGTTTATTTGCTAAACCAAAAATCAATGTTCCATTTGGCCCTAACCAAACCGGATCACCTGCCTGTGCTGTTGATGTATCCAATCCGGCTAATAATCCAAATGTCACGCATTTAACCAAATCATTTGTCGCACCTCCTGTTTCAAGTAAACCAAACGTTTTTGAACTTAGTGCCTCACTTGTATTTGATGCCCTTGAAACAATCATATTTGTTCCATTAGCTGATGAAACATAAACCGGTGTCCCTTTGGTTAATGTTTGCCCTAATTTGACTTCATTTTTGGTCTGTGTTGCGTAATTATCAATCCATTGGGCATTGTAATCGGTTGCATCAATTTTGGCTAAAATTTGGCCCGCTGAACCGCCTGTTGGTAAACCTCCCGGCATCGTTGGAAATGTTGCCAATGTTCCATCACCACGAATGTATTGTGAAATCGTACCTGTTGGATTGTTGTATTTGGAATTCAACGCATTTTGCAAATCTGTTTGATTGCTTAATGTGCCTGTGATGTTCCCCCAAATTGCAGCCGTTCCGGCAACTGTCCACGAATTATCCGCAGCTAAATTGTGCGTTTCACCATTGATTGTGATTGTTCGTGTGGTTGGAACAGGTGTATATCCTAATGCCGTAATGACCTGCGCACCTGTGATTGATGTCAAATATGCGTTTGAATCCAATGATCCATCAGCCTTCAAAAATTGCGTGGCTAATCCATTTGTGACTTTGTATTTGTTTGCTCTTAAAAAGCCTTGCGAATCAATAAAAACATTTGATCCACCCCCAAAACCATCTGTGATTTGCTTTTCGCTTGCTGTTAGAATATCATTGTCGATTAATTTCAACAATGCTTTGTATGTTTCCGCTACTAATTGACCGGTTAATGATGCCATTTTCTACCTGCTTATTTTATTGCAAGTTAAAAAATAATCAGCCTTGTTTTATAGAACACATATCCGATAATGATGACCGATTCAAAAAATATGGTGATAATGGCCCACGCAGGAACAACATTTTTGATCACCTCTTTTGATTTTATCTGAACATTGTCTGATTTTGACAATTGGTATTTGGATTTGTACACAGATTCGATTGAATCAATGTCGATTTTGGCCTCAATTCTGCCACGTGTTGAACGTAATGTGATTGTGCCTTGTGGTATTACAAATTTCGAATAAAAGGCCGTTAAAATGCCCGCAGAATCGCAGGGATTTTCAATGATAATTGAATCGTGAACCGCCTTTGTTTTATAAATAACATCTGATGTGTGGATGGTATCATATTTAACAACGGTGCTTTCTTTGATGATTGTTTTTGTGGGTTTACAACTTGCAAATGCAATAATTGCGATGATTAGGTATTTTTTCATTTTATGTATTATTTAACATTTTGTGTTGGTTATATTTTACATTATGTC